CGGCTTTTTCAGCAGGGCGGGCGACCATTCGCCGAAGGTGATCTCGGCCGTCATCGCCTCGACCCCCATGTCGATGCCCACCGGGCCGTCCATGCCCGCCCCCCGGTGCCCCTCGGTCATCACCTTGACCTGCGGCAGCTTGGCCTCGGTCGCGATGCCGAAGTACGATACCCCGTCGACGAAGGCGTTGAAGTTCTTGATCTTGCGCGGCAGTGCCATCGCGGGTCTCCTTTACTGGGCCGTCGCCACGGCGTTGACGAGTTCGGTGTAGTAATCGCCCTCGCGGTGGGCGCGGAACGTCAGATGCTCCAGCGGCGCGGGCGGCTCGATGTCGAAGTTGATGTAGAGCTTGCCCGCCATCAGTTCGGTGGCGCTGTTCAGTTCCGGGTCCAGCCAGACCCTGCCACCCAGGATCGCGCCGCGCCGCTTCAGCGTGTTGAGATAGCTTTGCACCGTATCGCGGATATCCAGCAGCAGCTGGGCAGAAAACGGGCGGTCCATCGCCCAGAGCAGCGCCTGTTCGATGGACTCATAGATCATGTCGGCGGTGCGCCGCACCGGCAGGAAGGTCCACAGCGGGTCAGACGCGGTGCTGCGGTTGCCCCACAGGCGGAACCCTTCCTGGCGGATGATCGTGGCCACATCCTGTTCGTTCAGGCGGTTGGCTTCGGTCTCGGCCGAACCGATTGCAAAGCTGATGGCCCGCGCGGTGCCGCTGATGCCCTGCACGATCTGGTTGGACGGCGACCACCAGAAGCCCCGGGTCGCATCCATGTTCGACAGGATGCCCGCGACATAAGCCGAGGCGGGCCGCGTGACGAAGCCCTGCGTCGCGGCGTCGAACACCCGGACGGCGGGATCGACGATATAAAGGCGGTCCGACCCGAACTTCAGCCGGTCGGTGATCGCGTCGGCCTCGGTGGTGTTGGGCCCGTCGGCAATCACCACGCCGCGCAGGCGCGTGGCCACGGTGATCAGCGCCAGCGTCACCGGCGAGGCGGGGTTGGCGGCGGGGGTGCTGGTGAAACCGGGCGCGGCCAGGATGCGCGGCACCTGCCCCGTGACGGTGCCCGCCGTCATCAGGGCGTAGACCCCGGTCTGCGCGGTGGCATCGCCCAGCACATTGGTCAGGGTCGCGGCGGGGGTGCCACCCTCGGTCACGCGCACCACCACGGCGGTGGAAACACCTTGCGCATAGATCGCATCGTAAGCCGCCTTCAGCGTGCCGCTGGCCCCCAGCGCTGCGGCGGCGCGCGGGCCGGTGACCAGCACCGGCGTGTTCAGCGGGAACGGCTCGTCCGCGCCCCCGGTCAGGGCCACGGGCGCGGCACCGGCCACGGCCACGCTGCTGCCCGTGCTGCCCGGTGCCACGGCGGCGGTCACCAGCGCATTGGCGGGGCTGCTGGCCACGATGGCCGCGATGATCTGGGTCAGGGTCGAGGTGGGCACCGATGAGGCACTGGTGGCCAGGTTGACCACAATCGCGTTGCCGGTCACCACCACCCCCAGCGCGGCGCTGGCGGTGCCGGGATTGCGCAGATGCAGGCTGATCGCGTTGCCCAGCACGCCCACCGCCTTGGCGGTGACCAGCAGGGCGGCGGGGGTGATGCCCAGCGTCGCGCTGGCCTTGGTATCGGCCTGGGCGGCAGGTGCGGTGCCGACAAAGCCGATGATCGACGATTTGACGGTCTGGATCGGGCGGATGCCGTCGTCGATCTGGACGACTTCGATCCCGTGAAGAAACTGGTCAGGCATGGGGTGGTCCTTTTCGGGTCAGGCGGAAATCAGGGCGGCTTCGCGGAACAGCTCATCAAGATCAGCTGCGTCGGTGATGCCGATGGCCGGGGCCAGGGCGACGATGGCAGGCGACAGGCGGGCGTATTCGGTGGCGGTCTGCCAGGCCAGCAGGGTCAGCCCGCCCGCTGCCGTGGCGGCGGCGGTGGCCCCCTCCAGCAGGCCCCGGTTCAGCAGCGCGCCCTTGGCCTGAAAGGCCGAAACTTTGGTGGCCGCGCGCCAGACTGCCAGCTCTTCCGCCGCTTGCAGGGGCGGGGGCGCAGGCACGTCGGGTATGGGCGTGAACTGATTGCCCGTCCAGTCAGAGAAGCGAAGGTTGCCCCCTTCCCAGCATCGGGTCGCGGGATCGTACCAAGGCAAGATTGCGGTTTCGATCTCACGGCCGGAGGCGATTTCTTTGATCTTCGGCATGACAGGTTCCTTATGCGACAAGCCCTCGGAGCGCGACGCCTTTGGGGAACAGGGTGCCTCGCTGGCCGAGAATGGACGTAGCGTTGTGGTTGAAGGCGACAGGGAGGGGGCAAACCAGCCCGTTGGTCGGCAGGAAGCCTGACGCCGAAACCACAACCTCCGCGCCTCGGGTCGCGTTGGCAAGCGCCACCCCTTGGATAGCGGCTGAACGCCAGCGTTTGACGACAAAAGACCATCCAGGCGCGCCGTGGTGGGTGACGAGCGCGACACCCGGCATGAGGGGCAAGGGCGGGTGGACCGGCGAGGTAGCGCTGGCAGGGAGGTTCGCCACCTCTGCGAACGAGGTGTCGTCTCTGACCCGCGTTAGCCGCCCAGGGTAGCTGGTGTTCTGAACAGACCAGCTCAAGTGGATCAGAAACTCCCCGTCCAGGTAGCTCCATTCCATCTTGACGCCGCTTATATCCGCTACAAGCCCCGCGCCCAAAAACCTGCGATTGTTGTCAACCGTCGTCGCGGAAGCAGCCGCCCCGGCCGTAGAAAACGTGGTCATCCGGGCGGTGAGGTTGGTCGAGTTCAGAGTCAGCACCTTGAAGTTCGTGCCATCAAACCCGACGATGGGCGCGTGGTAGTTCGAGGCGATTGAAAAAGTGGTCCCGACCACCGCGCCGCTGGAGTCGACGATACCCGCGAAGCCCGTGTTGGACGCCGCCCATGCGAGACAAGCGGTGTTGCCCCCGATCGTTACGGCGCTCGGAAAAGTCAGCAGCGTGCTCATGGGCGCGTAGAGCGTCGCGGCCTGCACGACCGCCCCCGTACCGGAATAAACGGCTGTCCTGACAAAATCCCCGGCCACGTCAAAACGGAACACCAGCAGGACGTTTCCCCCGGAAAACTGCGCCAGCCTTATTTGAGGCTGAGGGGTGCCAGAGCCGACAGTGTACGGCGTCACGGGGGTGCGTACCGCCGTGCCGGTATTGCTGTAGATGGCAAAGCGGATCTGGGCTGGGGTCCCTCTCGCGTAGGCCAGCGCATAGCCCCCTCCCGAAAGAGGGATCATGCGGTGGTGCGAGCCGGTGGCGTTGGCCGTCTCGATCGTCGTCAGCGGCAAGACAGCGACGAGGTTTCTGTCCAGCACCATGTGCTGCATGTTGCCGTTGGCAATGGCGCTGAACGCCATGTTTCCGTCCGAAAGGGCAACGAAACGGCAACCCGTCAACGCCCCGGTGTAGGCAAACTCTGCCTGCTTGATCAACGCCCCTTGGCGACTGTAACGCTGGAAAAGAAAAGCACCGGAGCTTTGAGCGTAAACGACAAATGTGCCGTCAGAAAGGATCACTGCGGGCGCAGTATCGTCGTTTGAGGCGTTGGTCCCGGAGATGCTTGTCGGGGCGATCACATCCACCCCTTGATTGGGCAGCACAGTCGCAAAAGGCCCGGCGTCCGTGACCTTGTAGGCCAGACCGTCGTCGTCGAGAGATACGAGGTCTTTCTCCACAAGCGCCATACCCGCCGTCAAGGCAATGGCCGAAGCCGAACCGGACAACAAGACGGACGATGCCACCGACGATGCCACCGAGCCGTTCGGTCCTTGCAAGGTACGCATGGGTTATTCTCCTTTCGGCAGGCCGAACAGGCGATACGAGCAGGTGCCCATATCGTCCCGGACCACAAAGAACTCGGCCGCGCCGATGGCAATGGCGGTGCGTTCCAGCACGCCTCCGTTCGCGGGCACGACTGCGTCATATTCGATCCAGTCGGTTGTGGCAGGGGTGCCACTGGCGGCGCAGGCCACCCGCACTTTGGCGTCCACGCCGCCTCGATTGACCACCGAGAGGTTCACAATGGCGAAGGTTGAAGCGGGCACGACGTAGAGTGTCGCGTTCGTGTTTGCGGCGGGGGCCGCTTTCCCGAGAAGTCCTGAAGACATCATGATTGTCCTACGAAGTAGATTTCCAGCGCGAGCGCCGCGATGGCGTCGTTCACAAAGCCCTGCGACGCCACGATGACCGAGGTGTCGGTGACAAGCGTCACCGCGCTGGTGTTCACCAGTTCGATGATGATCCTGATCGCCAGTTCGCGGGCGGACCCTTCCGACAAGATCGGCTTGTAGGTGACGGGGAAGTTGGCGATGGCGAACAGCGTGCCGCCGGCGGTGAACAGCCCTGCCTCGCGCACAAACCAGCCGCCGGTCGCCGCCGGAATGATCAATTCCGCCTGGAGCCTGTTAGGGTGGGAGTCGTTCTGGGTCAGGCTGTTGAGGTTGGCACGGTAGCGCTCGTTGACCAGCGCGGTCGCGGCTTCGGTGGGCAGGTATGACGACCCGCCGCCGTCGCCGACCCCCATTTGGGTGATCTCCACCGGAACGCTGGTTGCGATGGCTTCGGTGATCAGCGCCTGCCCCGCCAAGGTAACTTTGGAGTAAAAAGACATGATCGCTCCTATCAGGGCGGGCTGACAATGCTGTAGGGGTAGACCGTGGTCGTCTCGCCACTCAGCGCCCAGGCCGCGGCGTAGACAATCCCCGAGGCCGAGGCGCGGAACCGTATACGGGTCATGTGCGAGCGGAGGTTCTTTGTCGCCTCGATCAGCCGGATGATCTCGTCTTGGATAGCCTCCGTAATCGATCTGTCGGTGATATCGACCACCGCCCGGAAGGTGTAGGGTGCCGCAGCGGGACTGTCCGCGAACCACTCGACCAGTTCGGTCTCGTATTCCGCCGCCGCCAGCGCCGCGACCACCGCGCCCCGCGTGCCCTTGCGCCGGTGTACCCCGATCGAGGCGGCAATCACCGCGCGCTGCCGCGCCTCGGGCCAGGTGCCGTCCCATTCATCGACCGACAATGCCCAGGCCAGCCAGGGCAGCAGGGCGGCGGGGCAGGTGGCGGGGTTCCAAAGGGTGGCGTTGGGGACGGGCACATCGGCGATCCGCGCGGTCGCGGCCTCGATGGCGGTTTCCTGCGGCGTGGCATTGGGGGGCAACAGGCTATTCATCGACACCCCCGTTGGTCAGGGTGATCGCGGTGCACCAGCTGGCCTGGGCGCTGCCGATGGTCAGGCTGGCGGCGGGCGAGGTCAGCTGCACCCGCTGCACGCCGGGCTGGTGCAGGGCGGCAAACAGCCCCGACAGCGTCACGTCGCGCCCCAGCCGGTGCTGGGCGGCAGCATAGGCCGTGGCCGCGGCCTGGGCGGCGGCCAGCACCACCGCGCTGTCCGGGCCGGGGTAGAAATACAGCGTGGCGGTGATCGCATAGCTGACAATGGCCGCCGACTGCACCACCACATTGTCGCACAGCGGGCGCACCTCATCGGCATTCAGCGCCGCCGCTACCGTGGCCAGCAGCGGGGCTGGGGCCGCCCCGCTTCCCGTCCGCGACAGCACCGTCACCAGCACATCGCCGGGGCTGGGGCTGACAGCACTTGCATCCAGCACATCGGCGGCTGCCGACAGGGCGTGGAACACATAGGCCCCTTCCG